CTACTTTTTATCCGCGCCGGCGCGCAGCCGCTCAAGGCACTCGTCGCGCCCCAAATCAGCATTACTCCGAATAATACCGTCCACTTTTTCACGTTCCAAAGCCTCCCGTTCAGCTTGTTCCAAGGCCGCGCTCTTGCGCGCCAGTTTGGAAGCCAGGGCGGCAATAATCCACACCGCCCCGGCCGATAACACCACTTGTACAATGGCCGCCCACATGATTAGGCGTCCTTTTGGGCGGGTTCTTCGGTTTTACCTTTGCCTACAAAGCTCCCGTCCGGGTTGCATAAAGACAGCGCGGCCAGCACTTTAATAATCTTGGCCAAAACCGCATCGTCTTTTTGCGTTGGGGTTAGTTTGACGATAATCGTCGCCACCCCGATAAGGCCGCCGATAACGGCTAGCACATCGCTCCCATGTTCTGCACACCATTTGATTATTTCAGTCATTTTTGTTCTCCTTTAGTTAGTTTTCTCTTGACAATTCCATAAATTGTATATACACTATAATTATGAAAGATATACATTTTGAATGGGACGCCAAAAAGAATAAAATAAACATCCAAAAACATAACGTATCGTTTGAAGAAGCCAAAACGGTATTTTATGACGATAACGCCCGTGTCATTTCAGATCCGGAACACTCGCAGGAAGAAGACCGTTTTATTATCTTGGGTATCAGTGCTTCTCTCAGACTCCTGGTTGTTTGCCACTGCTACCGGGAGCCGGACGAAACGATACGCATTATTTCGGCCCGTAAAGCCACTAAAACCGAATCCAAATACTATGGGGGCAATTTATGAAAAAAGAATACGATTTCAGCAACTCAAAACCTAATCCGTACGCCGCGCGTTTGCGCAAACAGATATCCATACGTTTAAACGTGGATACGATTGAATACTTCAAAAACACGGCGCGGGAAATCGGTGTACCGTACCAAAAACTGATTAATATGTATTTGGCGGACTGCGCGGCCCAGCGGCTCAAGCCTACGCTTACTTGGAAATAATCTTTGGCCCGGGGCCCGGCCAAAAACCGGGCCCTGCTTTTTTGCGTAACGAAAATCGCGCCGCAAACGGGCTGACAAACGGGCCGTTTTTACTCAATTTCCAGCCAAATTTCGCCGCCGTTCCCGGTACTGGGCCGCGCACTATCATTCCCTGCGCGGGGCTGTTCGCCGCTGTTCCCTGCACGGATCCACTCTCCGTTTTCCGGCCCACAACCGTCCGCCCCGGCGTCCGGCTCCGCCTTTGCCGCCGCCACCGCCGTCGTCAGTTTTTCCAGCAGCCGCGCAAGCGTCGCCCGGCTGGCAACAAGCCGCCCTTTCACCTGGTTGAACCCCACCAAAATACACCCCTCGGTATCGGCGGCCGAGTTGCCTGCGTGGATCCTCACGCCGCTAAACCCGGGCACGTTTAGCACCAGGGGCAGTACCCGGCCAAAGCGCGGGCTTTTTGTCAGCGCCACCCGGTAACGCCCCGCGGGGACAGCCGTCTGCCCGGGGACTTTTTCCCCCGCCGGGCGCACGCGGTCTTCCAGCGTATCGCAAAAATACTTTCCGTCCAGGCTCAAACGTCCGACCGTGTACGCGGGCCCTTTAAAAATGCGTTTAATCTTTACGCGCATAATGGGCCTCCGTAATTCTATGGTGGGCGTTTGCGCAGGAGTCCTCCACCCGCGCCATGCGTTCGGGCAGCCCCGCAAGCGGCACCAGTTTATTTTCCGCCGCCGTAACGCGTTCCTGGAGGTGGTTGTATTTATCCTGCTTGGCTTCCAGGCGCGCGATGTCTTTTCGTATGCCGCGCAGTTCGCCCCATAAAATCCCCGCGCCGAAGACTACCGCCGCCGCTTTCCACACCACGTCAAACAGTTCGGGCGTCATTCTTTCGTCTCCGCTTGGGGCAGGGGTGCGGCGCCGGTGTCCGCGTCCATGGCTCCGCTTTCCACGTCTTCCTGGTGAACATATCCGCACGGATAGTAAAATTCTTTTCCGGCAGGGCTTGTGCGTTTGAACCCGGTTATTTTTTTATTCGTTGTATAATGCAGTTTTCTCAAACTGGATACATAACGCACGCAACCCTCTATGTAATTGCTATCATGATATTCATACAAGGTGCCCGCCAATTTATTTTGGAACAATCTATATCCGCTATAATTGTTCCCTGTTTGGTACTCTACGGGAATGAAATCTTCCGGCCCGTCAAACGTAATCGTATTGTTTTTATCGTCATAGGTAAATGTCGGCCAAAAAGGATGAACTTCTATTTTCCATTTACCGTTTTCTTCCCATACGCGCGGGTTGGATAAATACATAAAACGATAGTCCGTATTATAATTTACAAATACTTTTTGTTTGTATTCGGCTACAAGCAGATTATCCGAGTTGTATATTTTTAAGGTTACAACGCGTAAGTTTTGGTATTGAGAGGACGAGAACCCTACGTTAATTATTTTCCCCATCCGCGTTGAATAATAATTTGACCCAAGGGTTGGTATTTCTTTTTTTGTTCCCCACGCCCATGTGTCTCCGTCTATAGAGAAAGGATATGAGTATTGGGCATAGTTACTATAACTCGCTGATATGATATTTATAATTGTCCCGGATAACGGGGTATCTTGCACAACTAATAAACCGAATACCGCTACAGAAGAAATGTTATCGCTGATAAATTTTTCATTGGTTGTTAAATTTAAGGCGCACATACCGTAGTAACTTGAAGCCACTTTTACGGTATGAACCAACCATTTGCCTCCGATAACGGCACAGCACCTAAATCCAACATTTTGGTCTATAGCCGTCGTAAGTTCTACGGTTTGTTCTAACGTAATGGTTTGTTCGGTTTGGTTTACTTTATAAACGCGTACATGCGTACTATCTTCTACTAATGCAAAGTATTCATCGTTTTTATCAAGTATAAAACCTTTATTCTCTGAACAGGCTGGAGCCTCTATCTCGCAAGAAGCGGCACTTATAAATTCTTCCAATGTATCATAATTCCCGTCGGGGATATAATATAAGTGGCTGTTTGCCCAAAAGATTTTATCCCCGTTTCCCAAGGTTCGCGCAGCGTGATATCTATATTGCTCTGGAATGCTTACCGAGGAGTTCTCGTATTGAACAGTTCCTTTTAACACTTCCACGCTGTCCTGCACCACCAAATTTGCCACTTTGTCGGCCATTTGCACGAGAGTTTCTTTTGGCGAGGTCGGCACTCCCTTTTCGGTAATGCGCTGCGCCAGCAGGTTTTTGCCCAGCGACGTCGCCAGCGTCAGTTCCGAGAGAGCCCCCTCCTCATTCAGCGCGGCTACAGCCTGGGCCACCTGCCCCACGGTGGCGCTTTTTGCTTCCGCCGCGGCCGCCTGCGCCACGGCCAATTTGTCGCCCGCCGCCAACGCCGCCGCGGGGGTTAATTCCGTAATTTGTTTTGTCGTTGCCATAGTTATTCTCCTAGAGTAAAACTGCCTTAACGTCTTTCACTTTCATCCACCCGGGCGTAACGGACAGCGCGCCCGCGCTTACGTCCGGCATATCGGGTTTATTTTGCCATTCTTCCACGCTCCAAGCCGTGTCGTTGGGGTACGCCACGGTATATGCGTCTTTGCGCCCGTCCCACAAAATTTCGCCTTGGCGGACGTAGGCCAGTTTTGCCATATCAATTCCGCCGCGCCAAATATAACTGGAGGAATCACTGTATACGTCTTTGCCCCAGTGAAAGGGTTCCGAAGACCAGGTTCGGAACACTTGGTAACTGTCGGCCCGCCAATCCCAAAAGGTCGTCCAGTCCAGTGCGGCCGCGCCGCTTACGACGGCGTCCAACGTAGCCGTGTTGTCGTCCGGCGCGACGGCGAGCGCGGTTGCGTCTTTGGCCGTGCCGATACCTTGCTTAAACAGTTTTATCCAATACCGTTTTCCGGCTTCCAGCGCGTAATCGGTGGAATAGGTGTATCCCTCGGCGTAAAAAAACAGTTTTGCGCCGGAGTTCAGGCACAGCCGCACGTCTTTATTTGCGAAGTAGGAACAGAGCGTTTGGCGCGAGTACGCGTTTACCTCAGCCGGGATGACGTTCATAAATACGGCGTCGCACGCGGGCACGTCTTTTGCCTGAATATACCGCTGCGTACTAAAACCGCGGTAGATTTTATTTTTAACGGGTGCGCCGTCCGAGTGGTCTATCAGTGTGTAAACGGTGCCGTTTACCGAGAGGGTAACCTGCGCGTTTTGCTTTTGCAAAACAACTTTGTTCCACCCGTCGGTCAGCACGGTTTGGGGCGCAAACCGCCAGGCGGCTGTTTTATTGTTTGTCATTCCCGAAGGTTGTAATCGGGAATCTCCTCCTTGTTCCCATAAAAATTTAAACGCCAGCGCGCCGCGTTCGCTTTTTACGGCCAGCACGCCGGGCAGTGTAAGCAGATAAACGGTTCCCGTTTCCACCGCGTCTTTGTGTACGTCAAAAGCCAGCCGGAAATCGGCCGCGCCGACAGTCTGCCCGCTTAAAGCATCCTGTACAATCTGCGGAGTATTTAAGTAGGAAACGGCCGTTTTGTCATCCGCCGCCAGGCGCACGCCCGGGCCGGCCCATAAATAGGCGTTGGTGTCGGGTACGTTTAGCACCAGGCGGCCGTTGAAATATCCGCGCGAATACTCTTTGCCGTTCAAGCAAACGATGTTGTATTTTTTCCCGTTGATAATTAGACTCATATTTTCTCCCAGTTATTTTGCCTTGATTGTTGCTATAATATCATCCCCGAGGTTCGCCCCCCTGCGTCATCCCCGAGGGTCTTTATCGGGGATCTGTCGTTTGTCGTTTTCTTTTCAGATTCCCAATTACAACCTTTGGGAATGACGAAAAGAAAACAGGGCCGTTATTAAACTGTCATCCCCGAGGGTTTGGCGGCCCGCAGGGTTCGGGGATCTACTCGTCTTCCTCCTCTACCAAGGAAAGTTCATTTTCCGGTTTTACGGCCAGGGCGGCCCATTCTTCTTTGGTGTACCCTTTGACGGTAATAAACCCGCCGTTGTGTTTAATCAGCCCCTCCAGGGAATTGGCGGCCACAATCCAGGGCCACGTCGCGCCGCAGTCGGGCACGGCCTGCAGGGTGTTGACGGGCATAAAGTAATTGGCCGCGCCGCCCGAAATCGTCCATTTTTTGCCTTTTTGCACGGGGCACATACAGGAGCAGGGGCCTTGGCCGTATTTGTCGCGTTTGCTGACAAATTGGTAAGTGGTGCCTTCTATGGAAATGCTGATGGTGGTGTTGTTTGCGCCGTAGCACAGCAGGAATCCGTCATCCGGCGCGGTGCCGGAGCCGGACACTTTTTCAAACGCGCCGAACCCCGCTCTTTCCACCACGTTGTAAACGTCCGCGTAGACGGGCAGGCGCAGGGTGTCGGCCTTATCGTCATAGACGTAGAAATGGACGCGTCCGTTTTGGGAAAGGATTTGCGCATACTCCGTTTCATTTTTTTGAAGTTCCGGGTGCGCTTTTACAAATTCCATAAGAGCGGGCCACGCGCGGGAAACGTTTACCAAGGTCTGCCCCGTCCACCCGGGCACGGAGCCGGGGTTGTCGGCCGCCAAATTGCTTTGGGTGTATTCCACCGCGCCGACGGCTTTGGGGATGAAACTCTCCGCGCTTTCTTTGGCTTCGGCGGCGGCCGCTGCGGCGGCTTGCGCCTGCGCTTCGGCGGTTTCGGCGGACAGTGCGGCGGCCTGCGCCACTTCGCCGCCGGGCATGGTTAAGGTGTCGCCCCAAATAAACGCCACGGCGTCGCCCGTATTCAAAGGCGCGTTGAAAATAACGGTGTCGCCCCAGGCGTCGCCTTTGTTTTCCAGTTCGGGGTTGACGGTTTCCACATAATCGTATTCCGTTCCGCGCCGTTTTAAAAGCCCGTTCACAAACACTTTAAGCGTCAGCCCGTCGGCCTTGTAACCGCCGTAAAGTTTGAACGTTTGCAAGTCGCCCGTATATTCCAGCGCGGGCGTGCCGGCGGTGTAGTATTCCACGTTGGAATATAATTTTTCGGCCTGTTCGTAGGCTTCCACGGCGGCGTCAATGGCTTTTTTGGCTTCGTCCTGCGTTTGTGCGGCCGTGCTTTTTATTTGGCCGTACAGTTCGCGCATTTGGGCCACCAAATCGGCCACGCTTACGCCGTCCGGGGCGTCGTCCGGCCCCACGGTCAGCGCGCGGGATTGGCGTTCAATAATTTCCTGGGCGAGCATAGTCAGTTTGTCCAGGCTTCTTTCCAATGTTTCTTTATGCAGAATGTTTTGCTGGATTAAATCATTTTCCTGCGTAGCGCGGGTTTGGCGCATAAGCGTCAGTTTGACGCCGCGCGCCAGCGCGGGCTTGTCTTCGTTCTGCGGATAGGTTACCTGCGTTTTATCCGCCGACACGGCAAATCCGCTTTCCACGCGCACAAGTTCGCCGTCCGGCCCGGTTACGTACAAGGCTAAATCCTCTTTGTCCAGCACCGGGAAAGGCACGTCAAAGCGGCGGACTTGCCCGTCGCCCAAATAGGTAATTTTGGTTGTAGTGTTTGATAACGTCATTTGTCATCTCCTGTAATTTTTCCGGCTCGGTTTTTGGTGTATCCGATCAGGCGCAGGCCGCCGCGCAGCGGTTTACCTCCCAGCACGTCCGCCGCGCCGCCCGCCATATTTTCAAAAGTCTGCGTCGGCAGGCCGGTATATTTGGCGGCGTCCAAAAATACGGGTATAAAGTCGGTAACGGTTACGTCTTCTATGTTTACGGTTTTTACCGCGCGCGCCGCGTCTTTATAGATATCGTCAAACATCGGCAGCCCCGCTTTTTGGGGCGGCGTTAATTTTTGGTCTTTCCAAACGCTTATGGCGTTGTCTATAAAGAAATCCGCCACGCCCTCGCCGAAAGGATATGCGCCGAAGAATTGGCTGACGGGGCTGGTAAGCAGCCGCTTTAAATCTTCGCCCCAGTCGTCTTCGTCCGCGGCAAACCAGCCAAGCCCGAGCATGGTGTACACCATGGGGTTTAAAACGAGGTACAAAAACGCCGTTTTGGCAAATTGTGCGGCGGAAATTTCCCCGTTTTTATAGGCCGCGTAACTTTCGGCCACTTTGCGTACATATTGGAGTTGTTGGTTTTTAAACACCAAAAATACGCGGGCGGTAAAACTGTCGGCGGCGGCCTGTCCCTCGGACAAATGCACCCGCAAACTGCTCTGCAGCGTACGCGTGGCTTGTTTTTCAAACGCGCGCGCGGCGGCCTGCGGCGTCAGTTTTTTGACGTCAAGCAAGTATTTCATATACGGATAACCGCCGTAAATTAAACTGGCCTTGTCGCCCAGGCGCGTGTTTAACAGCATGAGGTTAGTCAAATTATTCCAACGCGTGGCTACGGGGCTTATTTCGTCCTGGGCCATGGCGCGGGCGACGGCTTCGTTCATGCCGCCGGATTCGTAGCGTGTTTGGATATACGGGCTCATGCGTTTCATAAACGCGGCGGTTTCCAAGGGTTTGGAAAGCCCCTCGGCGAACCATTTGGCCCAGTCACTCCAGGGCATTTGTTCCGCAAACGAAACGGAAGACGCAAACTGTTTAATTCCCGTAATGGGTTTAAAACCCATAACGGCTTTTACCCACCCGTTAAATAATTTGTTTGCCGCGTTATAAAACTCGTCTTTGGCCGGGCTTGTTTGCGGGGCCTGCTGGTTGATGAGCGCCAGGAGTTTTGCGTATACTTTTTTGCCGTTTTTCTCGCCGAAGGCTTCCTCAAAAGCGGTTCCCATGGAACTTTGTTTAAATATGCGTTGGAGTTCGGCGTATTTCTCGGCGTTGTAAATAAATTCTCCGGCGCGGCGCAGGTGGCGGCGCAGGATATCCACCGGGTTGCTTACGCGTTGGATGACGCGCTTGTTTTGCACGCGCTGTTTAATAAAACTGGGCGCCTTGGAATTTTGCACAAATTCCTGTTTTAGGTCTATTTCGTCGGCGGTACGGTCGGTTACGCTGGGGAAATAGAACTCTTTTTTAGGCAGCGGGAACCCGTAAATCCGCTGGTGTACCAGGGATTCTTCGGCGTGGTGTTTTTCCGCCAGTTTTTGCAAGTTTTTGGCGGCCTCTATATCCTGCGGGGTCAGGCGGGCAAACAAGTTTTCCAGTTGGGTGCGTCCGTACGCGTATTCCAACCGCCCGGCCAGGCCGTAATCTTCGGTTCCGGCGGCGGTTTGTACGAAGTCGTGGTCTTGGTTCCAAATCCAAAACGTCAGCGCGTCCAAACGGCTGACGGTTTGTTTGCGGGGTTTGTTATGGGTTAAAGGCTGTCCGTTCTTAAACAGCGTAGCCACTATCTCGCCGTTTTCCTGGTCTTTTACGTAGGCGTAGTTAGTCAGTTCCACGGCGTCTTTTTGCATTTCCGCGATTTTATCCACAATCTGCAAGGGGCTTTTTAAGCCGTACGCTTCGCCGACTGCACGCAGAATGTCGCGCTGTGCGCGGGCTTTGAAATTGGCTTCTTCAATTTGGTTTGTTTCCGGGGCCAGTTCTTCGCGGAAATCAATTACCCGCTTTTTGGTTTGGGGCTTGAAAATATCCGCTTTGTTTACTATACTAATAGAGCCGGAATTTGTACTGTGAACGTCGCCAATTCGTTTGGCGAAAGAGTTAGAGTCAATTCCGGTTTTGTATTTACGCAAACTGTTAAGCGCAAGCGTATGCTTTCCGGTTCTCACTTCTTCCACACAAACTGAACTTCCGTCCGGCATATTTTTACCGTAAATAATTAAATCCAGGCCTTTTTTGTTTTTTGCTCCAAAAGCCACAAAATCCGGTGCATAAACAATATCCGGCAGCGCGGCATAATCCTCTTGTGTTACGGCTATTTGCCCGCGCAATTCTTCCTGTTGGGGGTTGCCGTGGCGGTTTTTTATATGGTTTACTGCCGAGGAGTCCAAACCGTGGCTAAAACCTGCTAATTCCAAACCGTATTTTTTAGCGGCAAAAACCAGTTCGTTTGTAACTTCCCCAACCGTACACCAAGCGTGTTTATTTTCTTTGGCGGCGGCTAATAACGGGGCCAGTTCTTCGCGGAAATCAATTACCCGCTTTTTGGTTTGGGGCTTGAAAATATCCCCATTTTTAGTTATACTATCTGTATCAACGTTGGACGACCCCGTGTTTTGGTCATGGGTAACTCGTCCAGCGTTGTTTGTTTTTATCTCGCTAACGTAATAGAATTTCTTTCCACGGCCATCCTCCGCTACATCCACTTGCATAATTACGGGAAGACCGTCCAATTTTACCTTACCCTGTACAAAGTAAAACTTTTTAATTCCTTGCGGGTTATTTTGTTCCGCATGTTCTCCTATAACTGAACCTTGTTCAATTACATTTTTGGCGGCGGTTAAAAGATAGGCTCTCTTTTCACTCAAAGCCTTTCCCTTTACTTCACTAATTCCCGCGCGGGTAAATGCAACCTCCCCCAATTCCGGATTAGTGGCAAAAGTGCCTTGCAGGTTTTTTTTGTACCATTGGACAAGTTTTTCTTTTATCTCTTTTAGCGTGCCGGAAAAACCGTATTCTTTCGTATTTATTTCCGCTACGGTTTTGGCCTCCGCCGGAAGCATATTTTGCAATTTTCCTTTTGGTTCGGTCTTGAAAATATCCCCATTTTTAGTTATACTATCTGTATCCACAGAGGCGGGTATGCTGGTTTTACCTGATGTACCCACTATGCTCTGTGGTTTTTTTATTTCCTTTAATTCAAGCGTATAAATGCGCGCCCCATTTTGGACGCTCTCTTTTACCAAAATAAAAGCGACGGCTTCTTCTGTGATAGGAGCATAAAACTCATGTATGGCCCGGATATTAGGGTCATTATTTCTATCTGTTCGGGTTCTGTTCCAAAAGGCATTTTCAAATAATGTTTTTATATTTGCCACCGTTTTAAAATGTTCTTCTCTGGTAAAACCGTTGGAAACGCTTTTATGCACAGCGGCTTCGCTTACGAGTTTGTCGCGCTGTACCCGATTAATTTGTGCAGAGAAGTTTTTGTCTTTATTGATTATCTCTTGCCCGATAAAGGAATTAATATGTGCGATGGCTTCTTCCCTCGTATTAGCCTCGTTTGGTAAGGCTGTTTGGGACGGTGCATTTTCGTCAAACTCATCCACTTCGTATTTGCCGAAACAAATGGAAAGGAATGTTTGCAAGTCCGTTCCGCCGTGCAAGAGGTACGCGGCCGTTCCAGCGGGCAGTTTGCGGTCTTTGAGGGCGAGTTCCGCCGCCAGGCGCAAATTGTCTTCCCGCACCGCTTTACGCACGCCTTCCAGGCGTTTAAATGCGCGGTCGCCGCGCACGGCGGCAAGCGCGTCGTCATACAGCGCGCGCAAATCGGCCATGGATACTTCCCCTCCCGGGTCGGCCTTAATCCACAAAACGCGGTTTTCCAGGGCTTTCCAAATGCTGGGCGGGTTGTTCACGTCCAACGTTTCCGCGGCGTTTGCATAGGCTTTTTGGGCGGCCTCCTGCGTGCCGTGCCAGGTTTCGGCGGCCGATTTTAAAAACTCAAGGGCTTCGGGCGTATATTTGGCGCGCCGGACGGAGCCTGCTTTTTCAAACATCTTGCGCGAAAGCACGTTCCCGATTTTGCCGCGCATATATTTTTTATAGTTGGCTTCCTGCGTTTTTTGCGCGGTGCGGATAAAATGTTCCACTTGGCTTTGATTAAGCGCGCGGTAGCGGGTGGCTTTTTTGCCGTAGGACGCCAGGAAATTGCGCACGTCCTGTGCGGACAAGTGCGGTATACTTTGCAGTACTTTTTCCATAGCGCGCACGTATTCCCCGTCCAATTTTTCCCCCAGTTCTTTTACGGTGCGCTCGGCTTGTTCTTTAGCGCGGGCCCGTTCTTCGGTTAAAATCCGTCCGGCGGCGGCCAAGGCGGAAATTTCGTCTAAAACGTTCCAGGCGTTTTTTAAGGCGTCGTCCGCTTGTCCCACAATTTCGTTGTAGTTTTTTAAGAGTTCCAAACGTACGCCGTCCCAGTTTGTTTGGGGCACGTCTAGGCGGCGCGCTTCGGCGCGCCCTGCGTCGGTTTGTTCGTACGCGCCGCGCAAAAATTCCAGCACGCCTTCGGCGGCGGAGTGGATTTCTTCAAAGGTCTTTGCGTGCTTGAGTAGCGCCGTCATTTCGCTTTTGCCCTGCACCTGCCGTTTTTCCAGTTCGGCCAAAATATTGCGTTTGATTTTGCGCGCCGCGTCCAGTGTTTTTTTGTCCAGGGCGTCTTTTTCCCCGGCGGTTTTGGTTTTTGTTTCCAGCCGTTCGGCCAAACGGTTGAGTTCGTCCAAACGCAAAGACATATGTGCCAAATCTTTCTTTTCCACCACGCGGTAGCCTTTGGCTTCCAAGGCTGTAATGGCTTTAAGCGTGGCGCGTATTTCCCGCGCGTCGCCGCCGAACACTTCGCGCAGGGTGTCCAAGTTGGCTTTGTAATTTTCCCACTCGGCCTGTTGTTCTTCTCCGCCCAGCGTATAGATAATTTCCCCGTCTAATGCGCGTTGGATTTTATCGTACGCTTCCTGCAGCGTTTCGGGGGTGGTATCCTCAAAATCCATATACCCCAGTTTTTGCAGCCACACGTCCGGGCGGTCATCCACGCCGCCTTTTTTGTCGTAAACGCGGGCGTTTTTGTACGCTTCCTTGTCAATTTGCCCCGCGTTTGCGTATTCGGCCCCGTACTTGCGCAAATCTTTCAAAAGGTGCGTTTGCGGCCGTTGGGGGCGCGGCGCGTCCAACTGCGAAAGCAAATCTTTCAATTGGGGCAAATCGGGGGCTCCCTCTGCGTTGGGTTTCCCGGTACGGATGTTGTGTACCAGGCGTTTGATTTGTTCCACTTTTCCGGTGAATAGACGGCTGTCCACCCGGGCGGCGTCGCGGGTCATCATACGGTCAAAAATGCTTTGCACGGCCGGGGAAATTTCCACCTGTCCAAGTACCGCGTCGTATAATTCCCGCAGCCAGCGGCCGAATTTGGCGAATAAACTTTCGTAGCGTGCGCTGGGGGCCTTGCCGCGCATAACGTACGCTTCAAAACTTTCGGCAAAGTGTTCTTCAAACGCACGGCGTATGAATTGGGCCGTAACGTCATTGGCGTCCAGTGTTTTGTCAAATGCCAGGCGGCGGACGTATTCTTTCCCGCCGCGTTTGGATAGGTTATGCAGAGCGATTGAGCGCTGAAAGTCGTTCAACAGTTTTGTGCGCTTGATAAAATTAATTACAAAATCGTACGCGTCCGCGTCCATGTTGTGCATATCTTGCATAAGTTGCAAATAATCCGGCTCGGAGGACACATCTTCAAAGCGCATTAAATCGCGCCTCCACACATGGGCGAACTCGTGCAGCGCGGTGGATTTGTCGGCGGCGGCAAACGCCCGGATGACGGCCACGTTTGCGTTTTCGTCAAACGTAACGCTTCCGCGCGGGCCTTGGTTGAGCGTCCGCCCCTTGAAAAATTCCTCTTTAGGTGCTATACTAATAGTACCGTTTGGCCCAATAGGATTATTTTGTAATCCGATTTCGCCGGTTGTCCGGGTTTTATCCCGGAGAGGTAAGGCGGCCTCCCAAACGGTTTTTTTGTTTCTGTATTTATCTAATTTGCTATTGACAAAAGTCTTCAATTCATCTATACTTACTATGGACGGGGCGTATTGGCTGCCGGAAGCGGCAGAGTAACGAAACCCCGTCTTTTTTTCTTCCTCCGCCTGATAGTCGTATATTTGCATATCTGCTAATTTGTCTTGTTTTATTACAAACATCGCTAGATAGTTTTTGCCTTTATAACTAAACGCCGCACCGTAGCGTTTAATTGTACGTCCCGGCACGCCTTTCAAGTCCGCATGCTCATACACCAACTGCGCATTAGGGAAAATTTTAGGAGCCAAAGCGGTAATTTCTTTAACCAAAGCATAAGCCTCGCGCCGGGCGGTGCCGTCTGCCTTCAGTGCATTTAATCTGTCTTTTTGCGCTGAAATTTGGGTATGCAGCATTTTTTTAGCGGAATTACGCGACAGAATAAATTTTTCCCCGCCGTTGTTTAATGTTAAATGATTTTGCTTTCCGAACATTTCCGCCAATACGGCTTTTTTGCTTTGGGCGGTATTGTTATGGGCGATATTCAGTGCGGCGTACTCTTTACGCGTTATGGGTTTTAAATTTGGGTTTTCGCGTAAGGTTACCAGTTTTCCGTTTTTGTCATAGACTGTTCCGTTTACGTCGTGTATTTCAGTAACGCTTCCGCGTTCGTCCTGGTTAAATTCCGTCCCCTTGATTTTTTGAACGATATCGGCTAGACTATATTTATGACCCTCGCCAATGAACACCGGCTTATCGCTAGGCGCATTGGGAGGGTTTCCTTTTGCCCAATTATCTATATTAGCGTCTGTATCAAAAAAAGCGGTATTCAAAAATACCCGCCCTTTCGGCAATACTTCCAGTACCGCACCCATAGAGCCTAACGGAGTATTTAATTTTATTTTTACTTGGCGCCCTTGATATTCGCCCACATACGGCAAAATAGCCGCATATACTGGGTCGGTCAGATAGTTTTCCACAATTGCTAACTGGTCATCTGTTAAATTATGATTCCCGTCAATATGCAAAGCCCGTTCAAATGGAACTTCTACATCCAACCCGTCTTTGGTCGTAAAACGGTAAAAACTTTTATTATCTTCTTTTGGATTCCCTTGATTTTGTACGGCAAATGTTCTAAATTCCGCCAAACTTTTAGCCGGATTTTTATACATCGCCGCGGCTTGAAACAGCGGGCCGCCATCCGGCAATCCGTAGGCTTCCACGTCATATTCTTGCGGTGTTTCTTGGGGTTGGGTTTCTTGTGCGTTTTCTATGCGTTCAAAGCGCACCTCTGTCAAATCCATTTGTGCGCCGGGCGTTACGCCGGCCAGGCCGTAAATGCTGTTTGCGCGGCTCTGTTCCAGTTCCCCCAACAGTTCGGCGGTGTCTTCGTCGTATCCGGCGTTTTTGGCGGCTTCTTGCGTGCGTTCGGCCACGTTGTAAACCATACGGCGCACGTTTCTTTCCCGCGCGCCGCGGTAAGCGTCGCCAAATTCTTTTGCGCCTTGGGCCACGTCCGCCTGGGGGTAATTCAGCGCGCTGGTTACGTTGCTTAAGGTCTTGTGTGCGGCTTCTTGCATTTCGTCCGAGGCGGCGTAGCGCACGGCGGTTTCGGCCAGTTTTTGGGCTGTTTGCGGGTCGGCTCCTTTTGCCTCAAATTGTTTTACGGCAAAGTTCATCACCGTGCTGACGCCAAAGCCCGTGAGTCCGCCCAAAAGCGCGCTGTAAGCGATGTCCTGCCACGTTTCTTCCATTTCTTTTTCGCGTCCGCCGAAGTGCTGCATGATGATTTCTTCGGCCGTTTGCTGGGTTCCCTCTTGCACGGCTTCGGTGGTAAACCCTTTTAAGCCCGCGCGCAAAATTCCTTTCCCTTTAAAAATTTTTTCAAGCGCGCCCAAGCCCAAATGTTCCAGCCCGCCTTCCGCAAGTCCCCCCGCAAACCCGACAAGCATGGCTTTGTCCGGCGAAATTCCGTTTTCCAACGCTTCTTCGTAATCGCTCCGTCCGGCGTATGCGCCGAACAGGGCCGAAGCCGCCGCGGGCGATTTGGTTATAGCCGTTACCGCCACGGCGGCCGCAAGCGTAGTGCCGCCGCTGATTAAATCGTAGACAAACCCGTCTTGTTCGTCTTTGGCAAGGCCCGCTTCTTGCAAAAAGCGTTCGTGGTTGCGTTTCATAACCTGCAAGGCTTCCCGGCCAAACGCTTTTATTTTTTCATAGCGCGCCTGGATTTCTTCGTTTTCGCGTTTGGCGGCCTCCCCTTCTATTTGGCCCATGCGCAATTTATCCGCCAGTTGGCGCGTTTCGCCGCTTTTGTCCCACGCCAGTTTTGCGGCCATTATCCCGGCCGCCCCCGCGCGGTAGAGCGTCATCGCCATATTGGCCCCCGTGCCGAACACGGCTTTGGACGCCTGCCCCAGCGCGCTGCGCGTCATATCGGGGACGGACGCGTCCAACCGTTCCAGCGCGAAGTAATTGTCGCGCGAACGTCCCGCCAGTTCAATGTCGGCCGCGTAGCGGATTTCTTCCGCGCGGCGCAGGGTGGTGTTTACCACTTGGCGGGTGTCGGCCAAAAATACGCTGTGGCGCGGGTTTTGCAAAGTCCCGCCGGGTACGGCGGCTTCGGAGGAGGCGTTGTGTTCGTTGGTTTGGTTCATAATAATTGCTCGTGTAAAATTTTTCCGTCTTTGGCGCGGCGCACCAGGCGGCGCACGCCGCCGGCTTCTTCCACGCGGTAATTTTTGTAATTGCCGGTCAGTTTGGCCCCCAAATTGGGGTTGGGCTTTACGGCGTAACTGGGGATGATTTCCCCGCCGTACTGGATACTCATTACATCGTCGTAATTAATAACGAATTTGTTGTTAAGATACGTCCGCGCCACATCCTGCGCCACCGCAACGGCTTTTTGTTTTTCTTCCCTTTTTTCCGTTTCCAAATTCAGGTTCATCGCGGTTAAACGCTCGTAGGTTTCTTCTATAAGCAGGGCTTTTTCTTCCGGCAGTAAAATGGGTTCCAGTTCCGTACGGACGGGTGCCGGGTTTTGGCCCGTAAAACCGTAAGGCGTGTAAACGGCGGCGGGTTTTTCCGGGTATTGCAAATGCGCGCCGCCCCGGGTCAGCGTTTGGATGTGGCGCACAACTTCGCCGCCGGCGGTGTTTTTGCCGACGGAGCCGGGCGTAATGTCCATTGTGCCCAGCACGCGGCGCAGGGTGGTTAATTTTTCCTGCGCTTTCTTTTCGTCGTCGGCCGTAAAGTCGCCGCTTGCGAGGTGTCCTTTTACCGCGCCGATCGCCGCGATTAAATCGCCGGGGTTGTTTAAATCTTTGTTGCCGATTTTTAATTTCTTTTCGTCAATTTCAAATCCCGCGTATTTGTTTTCAAAATCGGCCCAGTTTTGTATTTTTTTGGCTCCCAGGCGTCCGTCCGGGTCGTCCAGGAGTTTTTGGCTCCAGTCCAAATACGTTTTCAATTCTTTTGCGTCCACGCTCATTCCCTGCGCGGCCAGCGTTTGTTGGAAAGCGTACATATTGCGCTTGGCGGATTTTAATTCGCGCTGAAAGTCTTCCGGGTTTTGTTCGTAGAGCATAACGGCGCGCTGGTACAAGGCGTCTTTTGCGTCTGTTGCCCCGTCCCCGCCGCGCGCGCGGGCCGCGTCTTTTTTGGCGGCTTCTTCGGCGCGGGAAACGTACCAGTTTAAGCGGTTCCAGTCGTCCGGCAGAAGGTCTTTTTTCAGCCCTGTTAAAAGGCCCCGGGCGGCGGGCGCGTCGCCGTTATACACCGCGCCTTTGACGGCGGCCGTCATATTGGCGTTGGCCTGGGCGTAACGGGCCAGTTTTATTTCTTCTTCGGTTTTGCCGTTTCCTTTGGCGTTTTCGTCCGAAATTTTATAGACGCCGTCCAAATGCGCGCGCATATCCTGCGGGCGGGTAATGGCGCCGGCCTGCCCGGCGGCGCTCTTAAAATAGGCCGCGGCGGCGTTGTCCGCGCTTTTGCGCTCCTCTTGCAGTTGGTGGCGTACGGCGCGGTTGTAGTTGTCCTGGAAATCGCGCGAAAAAATGCCGTTTAAATAGTCGTATTCGTCTTGCGTTTGTGCCAGGGCCAGATATTTGTTTTTTATTTGAGCGCCTTTTTCGTAATAGGTTTTGGCCGCGTCTTGGGCGTTGTCCAGTTGTTTGGCGAGAAGCCCTTCTTCTATTTGGTTGCCGGTTTCATCCAGTTTACCGTTTAACAGTTCGTCATTTTCGCGCTGGTAGCCCAACACGGCTTCACTCATTCGTTTGGCGGTTTCTCTCTTTTCTTTGCGCGCTTGGGCTTTGGCGGCGCGTTCGGCCCACTCTTGGCCGATTTTTTGCACCGTTTCGGCGGCGACTTGGGCCGATTTATTTTCAAACGCGGCGGCGTTGGGGCCGCTTACGCCCGCTCCGGCGGCGCGCGGAGCCTGCACGGTTACCCTGTTCTTATATTCCGGCACCACAATAGACATACGTTAATCCCCCAGTTTGCTTTTTCTGTACCCGGACGCGGCGGCCGTAGCGAGCAAAGAGCCGTTTCCGCGCGTTTTAATGGTGCTGAGGTAATTTTGACGTTTTTTGCGCGCGGACGTTTCCGCGGTCAGTTCGCCCGCATTGTCCACCGTCGCTTCCACGCCTTTTCGCTCGGCGATGGCTTTGGCCTCGGCGTTGGCGCGTTCCGTTTCCTCTTTTGCGTCCTGCTCCAGTTTTTTTTGCGTATGGTATTCATTTTCCCCTAGTGCGCCTTGCGCCCCGGCCGCTGCTGCCCCTAACGCCGCCGCGGCCGGAAGCGTTGCCCCGCCCGTAAACGCGGCAAGTCCCGTCAAAACGCCTGCGCCGATATATCCACCAATTCTCCCCAACGGTTTTTTTACTTTTTTGCTCCACCAACTCATAACTATTCCTCCTTTTTAGCGTTTTTGTTTTTTTGGTCAAAATAACTGCCGGCCACTTGGCTGGAACCCGTCAAAATACTGCCGTACAAAGCCATTTTTGCGGCGGCCCGGGCCTGCCGCTTGGCAATACGCGTTTGATTGGCCTGGTGGCGCAAATCGGCGGCCTGCGCGTCCGCGCCGCGGCGCGTTTCCAGCGCGGCCAGTTCCGCGTTGTAGCGGATTAAATCTTCGTCCTCTTGTAACGCGCGCTCACTGGCGTTTAACACGTCCTGCGCGGAACCGGAAGAAATATCCATACCCTGCGCGGCCATGGCGGCCAGTGCGGAGCCTTTTGTTTCCTCCCCCTGTTTGCGCCATGTGTGCACCTGGCTGGCGGCCTCTTGGGTCAGGTAGTCGGCCTGCCGCCGGCCCGTTTGTTCGGCCAGCGCCGCGTTTGTTTCGTAGGCCGAAGCCTGCGCGTCATATAATCTGTTTTTGCTCTTACTGCCCCAGTAACTAAGCACGCTGGAGCCGATACTGCTGGCGGCCTGGATAATCGCCGCTATGGGAACTGCCATAAAAAACCTCCTAATTCAGTTTTTCTTCCACTTTTTTCTGTTCGGCGCGGAGGCTTTCAAAGTATTCTTCGCGCATTTGCAAAAACGCTTGGGGGCTGGTTTCCATTAAGTCGTTAAAAATCATAAACCCTATGGAGCGTTGGCCTTCCGTAAACGCGGTGGCGTTTGGGTCTCCCGGGATAAACCCGTGCCGGAAGGTTTGGCACGCGTTCATCAGGCGCAGCAGATATGCGCGGAACGCGCGGTCTAGCAGTAATTTTTTAAACGCGTATTTTTCTTTTTTCGTCATAAAATAATCCTGTTTATAGCCCTTTTCTAAAGTCCATTTCCCCGGCCGTCGCCCCGGCGGCGGCCACGCCTTGGGCCAGTTCCACACTGGCGGCCGCGTCCTGCAACTGCTGGGCTTTTGCGGCCTCTTGTGCGCGGGCCTGCCGGACGGACGCCACGGTTTGTTCGTCGGCCAGCAGTTCCACGGACGAAAGTTTTTCGGCGGCGGTTTTCATCATTTTGTCGGCGTCCAGCCAGTCCAGCGCCTCGCCTTTAATCTTCGCGAGCGTGCCCGCGAAGTTGATTAACTGCTGCATAGAATACGTGCCGCTTTCTTTCTGTGCTTCCTGGAAAATGGAGTTAAACGTAATTTTGATTTCGCGCCCCTGTAAGGTTTCGGGCGGAATTAGGTCGTCGTAGTCGCCGTTGTCCTCGTTGATTTGATCCACCAGTTCTATAAGCGGCTCGTAGCATTCGTGGTTGAGTCGTTCCAAAACGGGGCCGAAAATCATCATTTTTTCGCGCATTTTTTGGGCGACTTCGGTGGCGGTGCGGCCCGTTTTATCGTCTTGCGCGAGCATTAAAAACACGTCGCAGAAAAACTGGCTGCGCAGCATATTTTTCACTTTCTGCACCAGCAGTTCGGCTTTGGAAATATCCATTTGCGCCTGATAAACGGGCGTGAGCCCGCTGTTTACGGCATGGGATTTAAAACTGATTCCGCCGGGTTCCAGGTTGATTTGGCCCTGCATACCCGCGTCTGCCTGCAAAGGCGGTTTAATGCCCAGTTCCACGGCCACGTATTCGTCTTGGGTTACTTTTTGCAAACTTTTTAGAGCCCCCAGCACGGTCAGCCCCGGCCCTACGCCCCAAACGGAATTGTAGTGCTTTATGTCCCAGCGCGGGGAAATAACGGGGAAACGCTTGTATCCGCTTTCACGCAGGTAATGGTCGCACCCCTCAATCCACCAAACGGAGCGGAAAGGCATATTTTTTGCGTCTTTCCGGCCGACGCGTGCGTCGGGGTTGGGCTCAATTAAATGGTGCACGGCGATGCGTTCCGTATCGCCGGAGGCGGTTTCCGCGCGTTCGCGGATGTATTCGGGCACGGCCGGGCCGAAGTTCGCCGCCATTTCGCGCGGGGTCATGTAAAGGGTATGGCCGAAGGTGTCAATTTTGCCGTGCGCGCCCAGGCCCAAAAACGTTTCGCCAATGGTAAACGGCACGGTGCGGATACCGCGCACGGGGTCCGCCTCCACCATAAAAACGTAGGTGCCCACGCCCGTCAGTTCGCAGTACATTTTAAAAAGCGTCAAATATACGTTGCCCTTATGCAGGCGGTATTCAATGCGTTCTTTGCGTTTTTTAAGGTATTCGGCTTCCTCGGGCGTTTCGCCCCATACGCCTTTATCGGTGCCCATGGCAAACCACTCGCGCGAGGGGTTTGTCATACCGCTCATCATGGCGGCGGCCAGCCAGATTAAAAACTGGTTAGGGTCGCAGTCCAGCAGTTTTAAATGGTCCAGTTTAACGGGGTCCCCCGGTTTTTCGTCAAAACTTCCTGCGGTGGGAAGCAGGTAATCCCGCAGTTCTTTCCAAAGCGGCCAATGGCGTTTGGCTTCTTCTTTAATTGCGTCAAAACGTTTTTTTATTTCCGTAGGTATCATAAATTTATCTCCTGTTGTTTGCCGTCCCAACCGAATGTTTCCCCAAATTTGTCATCCCCGAATGTTTCCCAATTTGTCATCCCCGAGAGTTTCTGTCGGGGATCTCCCGCTTTTTTGCCGTTGCCGTTCTGTCGGCCTTTGTTGTCGTTGTCGTTTACCGCCGCAAAAAGTAATATCATCCTTTCAACTCCATGATTAACTTGGTAATCTTAAACGGCCACGGGCCGCTTTGCGTTACGCGCACTTGCAGGCCGCGCACGCTGGCCGATTCCACGGTCTGTTCCATTTCCCCGGTGAATAATTCCCCGTCTTGGGAGTAGTTCATCGGGTCCAACGGGCCGCCGGCCGCGCCGCACAGGCCGCCCTTGCTGTTTTCAAGCCCGGCCAAAAGGCGCGTAATGCGCAGTTTGCCCGTAATCTCGCCGCTTTGGCTTTGCAGGGCGGCGGGCAGGCTGACGAAATCAAACGTATAATCAAGCCCAACGAGCACGGTTTTAGCCGCACGGGGCAGGTTTACCACTCCGCCGGTAACCGTAAAATGTCCCCAGTCTTCGCCGTCCGCCAGTACGCGCACGGTTTTCCCCTCCAAATGTTCAAGTCCGTCCAGTTCGCTTTGCGGCGCGTCAAAGGTAAATTGTTTGGCCGCGTCCAAATAAATTTGGTCTTTTAGGTTTGCGCCTTGCGTGCGCGGGGCGAATTTTTCAAGCCGCCGCACGCCGTCCCGGTTGACGGCCAGCATTACCACGCTTTCCCGTTCCCCCGGTATAACGCACACATCCTCTACGGCTCCGTCCGTTTGCATACGGGTCCAGGCCAGCAAATTGTGCACGCGCTCATAGGCAAGGGATAAAAGCGTGCCGTCATCCAGCGCCACCCACAGCACGCCCTGCGGGGCGGGCTGATAATCCCAAGCCGCAATTTGTTTTCCCTCAAACAAATGCGGGGCCAGGGCGCAGAGGTCGTCCGCCTGCCAGTTGTCGGTGGAGTAGTCGTACTGCAAATCGCGTATGCGTCCGCCCAAGAGCTGTACGAACAGCACGCGGTTGCCGATCACCACCGGGCGCAGGGGAGCCGCGCCGTAGTTGCTTTGTTTTAAAAAACCGCTTGCTTTGGGGGTCAGCACGTCGGCGGAAGAAACAAATTCCCCTCCGTCCGTAAGAAGCACCAGTTTTTGCATACTCACGGCGGCGACGGCGTTGTTTAAACCGCCGTCTTTTACGTTGGCGGAAACGGCGTCGTCGTCGGTAACGGTCAAAGAAACTTCAAAGTTGTTAAAATCGTCTATTTTGCTTGTCCACACTTTGCCTTCGCCGGGCCATATCAAACGGCCCTGGTGCATAGTTACCACGTGCGGCCAGCCTTTTTTGCCGCCCCAGGCGGGCGCGAAGTATTTGGTTTCCACGCCGTTGTAATTCATAGAAAGCGCATTGGCCGTAACGGCGGAAACTTCCAGGTGCTGCGCGACGGCGGGCGCAAACGTTCCGCCGGGTTCTTCTTCCGGCGCGGCGGCCAGCCGCAAAGACACGCCCACCCCTTCCGCCGCAACGGCGGCAAAAGCGGCGGTAACGCTTAACGTGGCGTTTTTTTGTTGGATTTGGGTGCCGGCCAGTTTCCACCCCGTAGACGCGTTGTATACGTACACGCTGACAAGGGTATCTTCCTGCGCCAGTCCGCCTTGCACGCTGACGGACGAAACCAACTTGCGCGCGCCGAACAAACGCCCCAGTTTCGGCCCGTCCGCGTAATTGTACACGGGCAGGCGGACGGAGGTGTCCGTTTGGCCGTCAAAGGCTTTCCAGGCGTTTTTGCTTTCTTCGCAGGCGGATCCGTCCTCGTAGTTCACGGTTCCGGTGTAGCCGGGCGTTTCAAAAAACGCTTCCCCCTCCGGGGCGTGGTTGGCGGTCATCGCGGGTGCGGCGTAGGTTTCATAGGTCATAACGCCGCTTATTTTTTCGTACAGGCTTTCGGGGATATTGGTAATCTGCACGGCCGCACTTTGCGCGGAACGCACTTCCCGCACGGTGCCGAAAAGGTTGTAAGTAAATAAATTGGTGCGAAGCGTTAAATAGCAGGTGCCGGAACTCCAGGCCGACGCATTCAAACGCAGCAGTTTTATTTGGCCGGAAATTTCGCCCGAGGCGTTGATATTGGCCCCGGTTCCGGCCTCGGTATAGACGGAAGAATAAGCGCGGTAATTTTTCCAGGTTTTGCCGTCGTCGGAATACTCCAGTTTTACGGTACCCGTCCACGAGCCGGACGAATTTAACTGCCAGCTCCCGCAGCAGGGAAATACGTTTTCCAACAGCGTCGCGGCGGTGGCGGCGTTTTTTTGCTCAAAGGAAAAACTGACGGCCTCAAAGTCCCGCTCCAGTTTAAAGTAACCGCCCGCGTCGTCCGGGGTAAATTGCAGGCCGGACAAATGGGTCAGCAGCAGGGTGCCGTCTTCTTCGCGGGTTAAGGCGGCGCGGTCGCCGCCGTCAATTTCAAAGGGGCCGTTTTGGTTGGAATAATTTTCAAGCCGCCAGTCGTCGTCGGCGTAGCGGGTCAGCGTTTTGGGCGCAGTGCCCGGCACGCCCAAAAAAATCACGTCCGCGCTCTGCACGTATTGCAGGCGCGCCAAGTCTTCTATTTTGTAAGGGGTGGGCACTTCGTACGGTTTGCCGTTTGCGGTTACATATCCCTCCGGGCGCACAAAACGGACGTATCCGTCCCCAAATTCCAGCACGAAACATTCCGCTGCGGAAAACACAAACTTGCCCAAATAGACGCGTTTGCCGGCCCGTTTGCACGTTTCCAGGTGCAGCATACCGGGGCGTTTGGCCAGTGCGCCCGTGGTGCATACCAGCGCGTTTTGGCCGCGCGCAAAGGCGGAGTCGTGCTTTTCCAAATCACTGCGTCCATAGAGTCCGGGGCTTACTTCGCCGCCCGCAAAAGAATACTGTGTTTTAACAATGTTCATATTTCCGCTCCGCTTATTATGCCTTTGCCTTTGCCGTTCCTATAAATGTCATCCCCGAGTGTTTCTGTCGGGGATCTCCTGCTTACTAATCCGTCGTCGTTGCCGTTTGCCTTTGCCCTTGCCGTCATCCTATAACTGTCATCCCCGAATGTCTTTGTCGGGGATCTCCCGCTTACTAATCTGTCGTCGTTGCCGTTTGCCGTTCCTGTCGGCCTTGCTCGGTTTGCAAAAAGCGTTTTTAACGGAAAAAGAAGTTTTACTTGTTTGAGCGAAGCGAGTTGTAAAACTTCCCGTTCAAAACTGCTTTTTGCGAGCGTTGGCCGACGAGTTTTTTGCTTACTTTTTTGCGGTTCAAAAAAGTAAGAGTTATCCCCGCACCGGGCGCGAATTTTTGCTGCTTTTTCTGGTGTCAGAAAAAGAAGAATAAATCTTTTTTGCTTACTTTTTTGCGGTTCAAAAAAAGTAAGAATTAATCCCGCCCGCTCACGGTACGGGCGGGGCTAAAAGCATTAGTTTATGCCCAACTGCGCGCCAAACGCCACGTGTGCGCTGATCGTGCCGGCGGTAAACGTCCCCGTCGGGGTAATTTTCAAACGCGCAAAGCGTTTTACCGTATACGGGATTTTTACCTGCAGCATAGGCGACGCTTGCAAATCCGCCGGGAAGGTGCCCACGGTTTTGGCGTCGGTCATTTCGGCGTCGTCTGCGGTTTCCACGGCCACGGTCAGCCCGGTTCCGCCCGCAAGGCCTGCTCCGTGCAGTACGATCACGCACGGCTCGGCGGATACGGTTTCACCCAGTTCCACCACGTCCGAGGTAACGGCCGCGGAAGTGATTTCTTTCTTATTTAAAAATTCCAGTTCTTTGTCCAAAATCATAGATTAGTTCTCCTGTTTTCCCCCCGTGTGTTTGGGCACACGGGGAGTTTGTTTTTTTTATTTGACGAGGGCTTCGGTGTTGGTAATCGCCTCGCACGTATGCACCGGGATTTGGCTCATACGCAGTTCCTGGATACCGCTTTGGGCTTCGGCCAAGGTCAAATGGACGTTGTTTTTCTCATATAAGCCCTGTTCCAGCGCGGTAAGGATATCGCTGTTGGCGTAGAACACGGGTTTGCAGTCGGAAAGCGACGGCAAACGGCGTTTGGCCTTAATCATCAGTTTCATCAGTTTGGCCGCGTCAATGTTGGTCGTATCAATGTTGCAGATACGCACGACGTAACGCCAGTCGCGCACGCACAGCCCGGTGCGCAGTTTAAAGCGCGTTACGTGGGCGTCGTACGTGTTGCCGTCCTGATCGCGCCAATCCAGTATGCCTTTGTCAATTTTTTCAAGCCCGGCCTTGGAGCCTTCGGGATAAATTCCAAACACTTTCCCTTCGCCGTGGCCCACGAGCCAAATGGAACTGTTGACGTTTTCTTTGGAGGATCCGCCGTTGATTACGTTTTTAACGGCCGGGGCGTCGCCGGAGAGTTTTCCGTAACGCACGGAAAGCCCGTTAAATGCGGCGGCGTTTTCACGCATATCGCCGTAAAACAGCGTGCTGGCCCACTGCTGGCTCATTTTTTCCAAAAGTCCGTCGGCTTCCGTCATCAAGAATTTGGCTTTGTCGCGGGCCATATCCAATTCCGCTTTATCTACGGGAGAAACCGTTTCCAACATACCGGTTTCGTCGCGCACCTGCTGGGTTTGGGTTTTGGCCTGCGGCACGCCGTAGTTCAGTTTGCGCCAGCCGATTTCGGGGTAGCCGGTGCGAACGGTGCTTCTGTGGCCGGTTTTGTCGTTGCATTCCTCCCAGGCCAGATCTTTGATGATGTCGTTTTTTTGCGACAGCACTTCCGCCACCGGGGCGACGTCGCCTTTCGGATCCAGGCGGCTCATTAAGTCCATTAACGTCAAGTGACTCATAAATTCTCCTTATTTTGCATAGTTCGGAAACATACGGTACGCCACATCTTTGGGCGTATCCGCGCCCGAATGGCCGGTAATCACGCGGTCTTCGCCAAACGCTCTACCGACGGCCTCAAAGGTGGCCACCACGGCGGGGTGATTGCCTAACCCCGTTTCGTCCATAAGTTGTTTAAATTCGTCCGTAGCGAACTGTCTTACGGCGCGGGCCACGTCCGCTTCGCGCCGGGCGCGCACGGCCGGGTCCTTGCCCCAAGACTCCAGCACCTTGAGTTTGTTTTCTTCGGCCTGACGTTTGACGAACGCGCGGACTTCTTTGTCCAGTTCCTGCGCCACGCGGCCGGATTTGACGGCGTCATATTTGGCCTGCCAGGCCAAAATGGCGTTTCTGTCTTTCGGGCTTAACGCGGCGGTAATTTGCTTAAATTCTTCCAACTCCCCCTCCGCGTACTCCATACCGTCCGGCGTTTCCAGCCCGTCGGAAACGTCCGTGGTTTCGTTACTGCCACCCGGTTCCCCTGCGGTGTCCTGCGTCAAAATGGTATTTTCCCCGGCCTTGCCCGGTTCGGCGGGTGCGCCGCCTTCGCCCTGTTTGGGCCCGGCTGCCGGCGCGGCGTTTGCCTCCTGCCCGTTCTGCGGGGAGTTATCAACTTCGCTGTCCCGGCCGAAGCTCCCCCTATTTGTCATTCCCGAAGGTTTCCCCAAAGCCGTCCCGACCGAGGGTTTCTGTCGGGAATCTCCTCCGCTTTCTTCCGTTCCCGCTCCGCCGGCCAGCGTACTTTGCGCCGGGGCGGAAGCGTTCGGGTTGTCTGCAGTCGTTCCGGCCGTTCCGGCGTCGCCGCCTTCACCCGCTTCGGGTGCCATTATTTTTGCTCTTTCTAACAGTTCAAACAATTTTTTCATACGTTCTCCTTTACTTCAAATACGAACACTTGGGCCGCGCCATGTGTTTTTCGTCGTTTACGTTGGCGTACCGGGCCGCGTCCAGCGCCGCCAGTTCCCCGCGCTCGCAAAGCGCAAGCAGTTTTTCGTCGCCGGTCAGCGTCATACAGAGGCGGCGCGCCAAATTCCAGGCCAAATACTCCGTAAAACACGGGTCAAACAGGCTTTCGTCCACGGTTGAAGCCGTATATACCGCCCAGGCGTTTTCCGCGCGGCAGACGATTATTCTGTTTCCGTTTGGGCCGAGCATTGTTTTCCAGGGCGTTTTGGGCCCGCATACAAGGCCCGGGTCCCGGCCAAAACGGCCCGAGCCCTCGTTCGCTCCCGCGAGCACGGCCAAAATCTTTACCGCCCCCGCCGGATAGGCGTACACGCGCCCGGGCGCGTTGGGCGCGTCCAGTTTTGAGAGCGGCGCGGCAAAGCGCGCAAACGTCCAGTCGTGCGACCGCAAAGCCGTTTCTTTGGCGTTTTGATAGAACAATTTACACTTGCGCGCGCGGTCGTTGTCGTCGCCTTCGTTGAGCGACGGCTGGCCCAAATACGCCAGGGCCATATTCCAAATGTCGGTTTTCGTCGTCATAATTTAAACTCCATATTGTAGGAGGCTTTGCGCCAGGCGGCCGGCCGAACTCCTGCAGTCGGCACATAAGCGGCAAACGTAAGGGCCAGCGCGTCGGCCAGGTCGGGGCTTTTGCCCAAGCGTTCCTTTATTTTTTCTTTGGGTTCCAGCCGCAGGCGGCCCGCTTCGTCAAAGTCGTACACGGCCGAGGCCAGTTCCGCGCCCAGTTCGGTTTCTTCTGAGGGAAGGGCTCCGCCCGCCTTAATCCACTCGCCCATTTCCCCCCACATTTCGGCGCGTTTGTTTTTGTAGCGGCCCGGTTGGTTGGGCGCGCCGCCAAACGGCACTTCCACCACGGCAATTCCCATACGGCGCAAAACGTCAATTACGCCCGCGCCGTTGCCCGCGTCCACAAACACGGCGTCGGGCCGAAAGTCGCGCACTACGGCGGCCACGCGCGAAGCCAGTTCCACGCTGTCCAGTTTGGTAAACGCCACGGGCGGCCACGCCTGCAGGCCCTGGCGGCAGACAATAACGCTTCTGTCGTCGCCAAAGCGCGCCGGGTCCACGCCGATAACTTTGGGCGCGCCGCGCAAATCACCCTCTTTGTAATAGCGTTTTTTGGCTTCTTCCACGAGGTCAACGGGAATCAGCACGTCGTCGCGGGAGGCCAAAAAATCGCACAGGTATTCTTGGCGAAAAATGTTCGCGGGCGTATCACGTTTAATGCGTTCCAATTCTTCGGGCGGAATCACGCCGGTCTGTTCGGCGGTGTAAAGCCCGGCCCACCATTCGGAGCCCGGCTTGCCCATTTCGCGCAGAGCGGCGTTGTATTGGTTGTAAAAATTGTCTTGGCCCTTGGGCGTGCCGGAAAACATCACCCAGCCGCGTCGGTCGGTAATCATAGGGCGTACGATTTCGCTAAACACGTTGGGTTTTATTTGGGCGTATTCGTCCAGGACGACTCCGTCGGAATAAAACCCGCGCAGTGCGTCGGGGTTGTCGGCTCCCAGCACTTGTATTTTGCGTCCCAAAAAACTCACTTCCAAAAACGAAGCGTTTACTTTTCTCCCCGGGAAAGGGGCCGTAAAACGCAGCAGATAATCCCACGCCACGGTGCGCGCCTGGTTGCGAAACGGGGCCACGTAGTGGAAACTGGGGCTTGGAAGCGGACATTTGACGGCCTGTTTAATCATATGCGTCAGCGCGAGGACGGTTTTACCCATACGGCGGTGGGTAACCAGCACGTTAAAACGGTGGGTTTCCAAGCGGCGGCGGATTTCCCCTTGCGGGTAACGGTCTTTATGCGGAATAACGATTTCGCTCATTTATTTTCACCCCCGCATTTGCCGTTAAAACCGTCCCGGCCGGAATCTCTTGCTTTTTCTTTGGCGCGCGGGGCTTCTTCCGGTTCCTCCCCCTCAAAGCGCACCACAATCGGGGCGGAGGGGCTTCCGGGCAGTCCTTTTTCCGCCTGAAAAACGCCTTTAATTTGGCCTATCATTTTTAATGCGGCGGCTTTTCCCCCATCCTTGCTAGACCCGCGGGCCATTTCGTTTAAAATGGAAAAATACTCCGTCGTACTCATAAGCGCGCGCTCTTCCAATTCCTTGCGGATATGCTCCACCCTTGCTACAATGTTGCTGCGTTTGCACGCGCGGGAGGCGTTTGGGTAAAGCGTTTTTAGGTTTTGTGTTTTTGCTTCGGGGTGGGATAAGCGGTAGGCTTCGGTTTGGGAGTACCCGCGCGCCAAAAACTGGGCGAGCATTTCATCTTGGAAATTCCATTTTTGTTTACCTTTGCGTTCCGCTTTTTGTTCTTCAAATCCGTCAAACAGTTGGAGCTGTGCGCAGGGCGCGGCGTAAGGACGCTGCAGCGCAGTAAGTGCTTCGCGTCCGAAGATTTGCTCTAATTCGTTTGTCTGTTTTTTAGACACAAAAAATGCTCCCGCGAAATTCAGGCCGCCGGGAAAAGCGTCCTATTCACAAGAGCATGGATTAATTATTACAATTTATTCAATAATCGTCAAATTAAATCTAGTATTTGGAATAGAGCAAATATACTATAATTAATTAACTATCCTTAAATTACAAGGAATATATATGGATTACTTTATCATATCTACTACTATTTCATCTTCTTGGCTAGATACTCTTAAAAGTATCAGTTCTATTTTAAGTGATTTGGGTATTTTGGCTATTACCCTCTATACATTGTGGTTAAAATTTTTCTCTAAAGATATACAAGTGTCTCAAATTTCTACTGAACAAAACATTTTTAAAGGCAAGCGTTCTTCTGTTACATTAGTAAACCATACTTTACATCCGGTTTCAATAGATAGAGTTGAGGCGGTTATGAACAACAATTTAAGAATGACTATTAGTGAAGAAAAAATAACGCTAGCTCCTTTTAATGTTTTTAAATTCTCAACCAATTGGTATGAAGTGTCATCTGATGCCCCAGATATCCATACCTGTAATAATTTGTATTTTGATATATTTTTATCTCATGGGAAAAAAGTTAGGATCTTATATCGTGGAACTCTACAAAAACAAGACGAGATAGAAGTTCTAACATTACATTCCAGCCACGTCAATGGTATTTATTATTCTAAATGTTGTCGTTATTTAATTAGTTATATTGATTTTAATAATAAAGAGCAAAACATTTTTGTTCTTAATAACGGATTCTTAGAGAATCCTTTCTTTAACATTTCAAAAATTCCCTTGGAATCCATGAAAAACAAAGAAACTCTTTATACCTTTCTAAAAGAAAAAGTTAATTTGCCTACTCAAATAACAATTACTTCCCTCAATAAATAACCACCAACCTAGCCGGTGGTTTTCTTTAGACAAAAAAACCCCGCTAATTTGCGGGGTTTCAGGACTTAAACATTTATATTATTTCGTTGTAGGACGTTGTGGCGGTTGGGCAATAGGCGCTACTGTTTGTTCATACTCATTTGTTTGAGTATAATTTATTTGAATAGAATTATTTTTTTCATTTACTACATCCGTCGTTTTATTTCCATGGTGATAACACAGTATAGCACCGCCTCCGCAACAGGTCAAAGCAATAATATAAAAAACAACCCAACATTTTTTTCCAATTTTTTCATTTCTTAAAACCAAATGAAACAGATGTAAAAATAATAGCAAACAAAAACAAAAAGAAGCTAAAAAGAAAACAGAATGGTGAACATTCTTAAATTGTAATACTGTAGAAGCCGAAACAGAGATAAACGTAAATAAAGTTACAAAAATGCCTAAAAATTCCAAACTTTTTCTTTCCGTTACTTTTACTTCGCGGGACATTCTTCCCATTTCTTTTTTTGCTTTACGGGACATCTCTATAACATCATTATTCTTTTTCTCAAGTTCCTGAATTTTATCCTCTAATGTCTTTTTTGCCGTGGTAATTTCCGCAACCTGTTTTTCCAGTTTTGCCAAACTGAACTGGACGCGTTCAAAAACAGAGGTCGCTTGTTCTTGCAGGTGTTGTTTTAGCTCGCGGGATAAGTCGTCAAATTTCTTTTGTATATCGTAATTGAGCGGTTGTACAAATAGTTTATCGGAAGATATATTATTCTCTGTTTCATTAGAAGTTTGAGAGTTAGCATGCGCAGTAGACAAACCATTTTCTAACACATTATTGTTTTGGGAGTCTTGTTCTGGCATGCTATTCTCCAATATTAACTAATCTCTTAATGCTTTCTTCTGAAAAATATGTTTTTGCCGAGTTTAAGATTTTGGTTAAGTGGGCTAAATTATATTGCGCTGGAGTAAATTTAAAGAATAATTCTCTTTGTATTGCAATATTTTCCGGGTTTAATTTTCCGGCTGCAAAACCATCAAATTTAGCTTTAAAAATGCGAATAAAGTTCTCACAATCCTCGCTTTGAAAATTGTATTTAATTTCTATTCCCCGTGGCTCAGGGGATAAGTATTTATCTTTAAAAATCCGTTCAGATATGAATCGGGCTGCATTTATATCTCTATCCAGCAACATAAAATTACCAAATACAGCCAAACCTTTTACTCCCCATTTTAAACTTAAAAAATCAGATAGTCCAATGAGATATTGGCTTTGTGCCTCTAGTGCAAGTTCAAAAGTTTGGGAAGGCGAGGGACTCTCAACATAAGCCAGCTTTAATACAATTCTATCGTTTAATAAAGCAATTAAAATTTGTTCTCTCGGATTAATGGAGTGCCGTATTGTACAAAGAGTATCTGTCGGTTGTAGTGCCACAGAAAAATCTTTCCCTTTAAAAGTCTGTTTATCTAATAAATCTTTAACCAAAAAAAATGGCTCTACCCCAATGGATAATAATGGCCGATTCAAAGAAAAGGTAATGATTGTTTCTAAAAGGAAAGTATTCATGAAAGCTTAACTCCCATAATAACTGCGTAGGACTTCTTTTGTAATCACATTGCAAGAATTTTGGTTTGGCATACAACCTTGGCGTGCTTCTATCCAAGGCCATTCTTGATGCGTCATTTCAACTAAATCAAAAGGGTACATATTCCCCTTTTCCTTTAGCACATTTTCAATGCAAATTTGTTCAAAAGGGGATAAAGAACTTGGATTTCCAGGCAAATCTCGGGAGCGAACTTGCAGCATTCCTCTATGGCACTGATACAATTCTCTTACTACAGGGCCATTAACCCAAGCTTCAAAATCTTCATAAAACAAAAAATCTCCATGAGTTTTTTGAATATAATTAACTTGGCAATAGTATACTAATTTTTGCAATTTTAACGTAGAAGTAGGCCCAAGAATAGACAATATATACTGCGCCACATCAAATACACTTGCCATAATAGTCTCCTTTTCTTATGACAACAAAGCCCGTTTACTTTCTTACAAGCAAGCGGGTAAGTACAATTTTCAAATTTATTCCTAACAAATATAGTATATCACTTTTTTGATAATAATTGAGCGAATTTAGGCGAAATTGGTAATAATGACGGCGGGTTTGGTAGGGTTTTAAAGGCAGTGAACAGGTCCAACCAGTGGCCTGTTTTTTTAAATTTATAACTAAATTATACTATTTTTATCCGTTCTTGTCAAGTGCCCCTTTACTTCCTCCCAGTCAAAACAACTTCTTCGCGGTTCATTTTGCGCCAGGCGCACTAACGCGGCCGCCAGGCGCGCTTTTAAGGCTACGTCGGCTTTGCCGTCTTCGGTTTGATACAGTTCCGGCGGGAAGTAAAAATCGCGGTATTTTACGCTGATTCCGGGCCGCGTGTTAAACGGCATAAAAAATAACGGGTAAACACATTCCCCGCCGGTTTTGTCTTTCTCTTTAAAGCCGGGGATAAACCCACAGTGTACGCACTGCTTTTTAAAGCATACGGTAAACGGCGCCTCGCCGTCAGGCGGCGTAACCATAACGCGCAGCGCGGCAAACCCCATTTTTCCGCAGGACGGGCAGAACCCGGCCGGGGTAACCGTTGGGGCCGATTTTTCTTCCTCGCGGTTTTTAACACCAAAATCCCGTTTATAAGCCGTCATTTTTTTATCCTCCGCAGTTCGTCCAAATAAGCGGGCACGCGCTCGCAGATTCCGCGCATACTGTTGCAGCCGCACCGCCACCCGTGGCGCATGACGTCAAAAGCCGTTTGAACGTTTCCGCCGCACCGCACGACGATTTCTTCAAAATCCGCCCGGTCGCTTTCAAACACTCCGTTTATTTTTTGGTTGTCGTAGTTTAACAGGGTGGGATTAACGGCTTCCAGCCAGTGGCGTAGCGTCGTTTCCCTTTCGGTTTTGGGCTGTTTGAAGTCCAAAATATAGAATTCTTCCCCTACGGGTAGTTCGTCCTCCCACCGCCGTTGGTTGAGGTAGGCGTCCGCACGCGGCACGAAGCGTCCGTTTTCTTTCACCCAGTCCCGCAGTTGCAGTTGACGCTCCAGTACGGGCAGGATAACGTTTGCCGCATAGTTGCCCCTGTTCCAGCGTTTAATCGCCCGGTCTTTGGCTTTTTTGTTGGGGTAAACGTCCCAAAAGGCGGCAAAACCGCCGTCAAAAAGCGTTGTTGGGGGAGTTGTGGGGGTAGTTTTCTTGTTTGCTTTTACTTCTTGTTTATATAAAGAGGAGGGCATATCAATTTTTGACATCTGCGGCATATCAAATTTTGACATTTTAACTTTTTCCGGCATATCAATTTTTGATATGCAACCCAGGGCCGCGCCGCGCGTCTGGGCCTCTTTGCCCGCACCATGCTTTGCACCCATTAAAATGTCCAAATCCGGCTCCTCATCGGCATAAACAAGCGTCAGGCGGGTGATACCGCCCGCCGTTTTGTCCGCGCGCACCAAGCCCATTTTTGCCAGTTCCGCCACGGCTTTTTGAAGCGTATTGGCGGACACGCTCATCCGTTTTGCCAGCACCGCCCACGGGGCCGATAAATTCCACCCCGGCCGCGCCGCCAGCATTTTTAGCTTGTGATACACGCAAAATATACCCGGGTTGTCCCACAAACCGGGTATATCTTCCTCGCACCGCCAAACTTTCACAAAACCTTTTCCCATGCTAAATCCCCGCCATTTTGGCGATTTCTTTCATGGCCGCGCCTTTGCTTAAAAACACGTCTTCCGCCAGCACGTCCAGGGTTGTGCCGCAGGGCGTGATCACTTCGGCGGCCGCCAACTCGCACGCAAGCCACTTCCAGCGGATTAACGCCCCGTTTTTTACTTCGTTTCCCTCAATCCAAAACACCGTTCCGTTACCATTCATCAGGGAACTCCCACGCCTCAAACACGGTGGAAATCAGCAAACACGCCAGGGCGAACAGCACCGCCAGTTTTAACGCAATAATCATGGTTCTTTCTCTTTTAAGTCATGCCGAAAAGTTTTTGTTCGGTTTCTCTGTCGTCATACTGAACTTGTTTCAGCATCCAACCTTTTGTCCCGCCGCATGGGCGGGACTTGTGTGTCTATAATGAGCAGTGTTCTATTTCCAAACGCACTTCCAAAACGAACAAATACTCTCCCATTATCTTGGCTTGGCGTTTAAGCAAATCAAGTGAGCAGGCGGGGGTAAAATCAAGCGTTCCGGCTTCCGCTTTTACAATAAGACGGTGCAATTTATCGTAGCGTGATTTTAATGTTTTATACTCCTCAATCAAACGCATCTGCCAAGTGGGCATTTGGGGCTTTTCAGCGTCTTCAGCGCAACAAGTATTCATATTTTTGTCCATAGTTTTACTCCTTATTTGTTTATTTGAACAGCAAATCTCCGTTCATAAATCCAACAGAGAAAAAGCATACAACACAGACATCAACTTCAAATCTATCGGGCGCAGTACTTACTTTTTGTCGTCAGGAGGTCGGGGATGAAAGCCCCGTGCGCCCGCCCGGTAATTTTTGCCGGGAAATTGTTTTTTTCGTCATTCCCGAGGGTTTCCCTACTTACGTCATTCCCGAGGGTTTCTGTCGGGAATCTTGCCTTTATGGCCGGGAAATTGAAATTAAAGAGCCGTATACGCGTCCTGCCGCGCGGCCCGAATGGTATCAAACGGTCCATTCGTCAGCCCGTTTGCGGCGCGCCAATACCACTTGCCTGCGGTAAACTCAAAAGTCAGCTCCGGCCGTGCGGCGTTGTGGTTATAGTCCCGTTTGTTTTCTCCGCCGCGAGTTTCATACTTTTTGCGTATCCCTTGCGGCTGACGCTTCCACCAGGCAAAACACGCTTCTTTATGTCTTTTCTGGGAACATTCCCGGCAGACGGTTTGCCGCCCCACCATAGGGAAGGCGCGGGCACAATGTTTGCAGATTTTAATTTTCACGGTTCCAGGCATAACTCACCTAAACAAAATATCGTAAAGGCAGGTAACCAGCATATACGCAAACCCGCCAAGCCCTATAATCCAGTCCAGTTTCATAAACTCACCATATTTCCCGCAAGTTATAATAACGCTCAACATCTTCCAACAAATAAGGCTTATATCCCCGTACATATCTTTTCAAAGGACAAAGACCGTGTCGTTTGGCAGTTGTAGCCAACGCTGGAAGTGAAATTTCCAACAAGCGGGATACTCCTTCACGGGTAATAAATACGTTTCCCGCGCGATCGGTTATAACTGTTTCCGGAGGAAACGCTTCCAAGGTTAATTTTTTATATACGGGAAGTATCTTTTTTGACATAATATATAACCTGTTTTTGCTATAATAAAAATGCGAGTATCATCCTTTAACGGAGCTTCCCTCTCCGCACCGCGTAATGCGGTTGAACGATACTCGCTGCTCTTGTGTCAAACAAACCGCCTGTTTAGTAAGAGGCCGGCTTTGTTGTCACCAAATTTTTTCACAAGAGCTTGCCTTTTTGTTGGCAATCGTTCCGGTATCAAGGGAAGTACCGGCCGATTTTTACGCACATAATGAACGATTTTATCCTTTCAACTAATTATCATTATGTTGAGTACATTGTCTTTATAAGACAATAATAAACTTTTTAGGTTTATTTGTCAAGCAAAAAGCGAGGTTCTATGACGGCAAAAAAAGTAAAAAAAGTTTTAAATAAGGACAAAGATTTTATCAAAAAGTTAAAGCAAGCCATGTTGGACAGTGGCCTTAACCAAGTATCTTTGGCCCAACATTTGGGTATTAAATCGGGGTCTGTGAGCAAATGGATACGGGGTGAAAATAATCCCAAACTATCCACTTTAGAGGCCATTGCCCAAGCTACAGGAAAACCCGTTAATTATTTTTTTTCCGACGACAGTACTACGCAAAACATTGTCGGCAGTCATAACAACCAAAACGCCGGAAAATCAAATGCAGATTTAGCAAAAGAATTTGAACTTTTAAAAGCCAAACAGGAGGTTCAAGCTCTAACCATTGAAAACTTAAAACTGCGTTTGGAAAAGTTGGAACGCAAAAAATAAACGCGTTTTTGCAGCAATACCCCGCTGGTCGCCAAATTAACATAATGATAATTAGCTAACCTGGCCTCCAGTCCGACGGAAGCCAGGTTTCTTTTTCTCTCCCCGCTTTTACTTCCTTCAAAATTCTTATAAGGATTATTATGATATTTATTTTGTGGTTAATAGGCTTGTTTATTGTTTTATTACCTGGGCTTTATTTTATTTTTTTTCTTGTTACTGGAGGAGCCAAAAAATTGGAGCATAAGTCTAAATTTCTTGATGAAAATATTATTTTATACAAACAAGAAATCCAACAATACATAAAAGACAATGCAGAAACAGACAATCAAATTTTGGCGGATATTTTAGAACAAGGGTTTGCTTATGCAAAAAGACAAGAACTGAACCATTACCCAGAACTAACAGACCCGATATACAGGCAGATATTTTTTCGTAAAACTTTAAGAGTTCGTTTTTTGTTCACTTTGTCTTTTTGGATAGTAAATGAATTAGAATTAACTGTGGATAATGCCATGCCGGCGGGAAATATTATTTATTATGTATTACCCAAACTAGTAGAGGAAAAAGAAATAGAGGCACGTTTTGTCTTGTATATGTATGAAAGATTCCAACAGAAAGACCCATGGAGTAAAGTATTTAATGTTTAATCAAAATATAATTTTGTTTTGTGTCGCGTCGCTTATTTTTAATTTTTTGCCGTTATACGCCCAACAACCCACCAGCAATTTTTACAAAGTACAGTTGGCAAAAGTAATAGACGGTGATACGTTTAAAGTTTACTTAGCCTGTTCTTATAAACTCTTTTGCAAGGGGGTTTCAGTGCGCGTGCGCGGGATAGATACTCCGGAACTAAAAAGCAAAGACCCGGCCGAAAAAGAACGCGCCAAACAAGCCCGGCAATTTACACGGGATTTTTTAACAAATCGCAAAATCACGCTTAAACAGTGCAGTAAAGATAAATATTTCCGCCTGCTATGCGACGTCTATGCAGACGGAAAAAGTCTGTCAGAAGAACTTTTGAAAGCTAATTTAGCAGCAGCATATGACGGCGGTGCTAAAAGCACTGCCACAAATGGAGGAAACCACAATGCCCAAACTCCCCTCAGGATTTAAACGCCCCGGCCGCACGGGGCAACGCTACCGCAAACAAATCGGTAAACGCCGGTATGAAAAATTTTTTTACGGAAATAAGCAACAACGTGAAGAACAATACTCAAAATGGGTGGAAGTGTTAATCGCCAAACATAAAGCCCGCTCTTGGGACGGTTCCAAAACGTGGGAATTTTTCAAAGACAGGTTTCTCTCCTACCTTCGCACCGCCACCGATAAACGCACCCAACGGCCCTTGTTTCGCCCGCGCACGGTTGCGGAATACAAATACGCGCTGATTCATTTTGAAGCGGCTTTATCGCCCCACTACTTAAACGATTTAAGTTACGAAGCCGTGGCCGAGTTTCGCCGTCAAAACAAGGCAAAAGCGGATAGAGAACAAAGCGACTATTACGGCGTTAATAAAGACACGGGCTGCCTCATCCGCGCGCTGGAATGGGGCATGACGGAGGGTTATATCCCTGTCATTAATTTAGATTCCCTTAAAAAGCAGTTCAGCACCAGTAAAGTGGTGGTATCTACTTTGCAGCCATGGCAAATGGATTTAATTTTAAAATACAGTAATGCAAAAATGCGCGTGGCAGCGAAAATGGGTTTTTATGCCGGGCTTCGGCCAGAGGAAGCCTATAGTTTGTTGCTTGGCAAAATTGATTTTAAAACAGGTATCGCCTGGGTTAGCGAAAACGCGGAAGATAAAGAAGGCGGCACCACCTTTTGGCAAGTGAAACGCGGGAAAGACCGCCCCGTTTATTTCCCGCCGGACTTACTGGAGGATATTTTGGCTTTAAACTCCCCCGGGCCGTACGTTTTAATGGATAATTCCGTTCCGCCGAAGCCTTACAATGTGAACAATTTTTCAAAAGCTTGGTCGCAGAATTTAGCCCACGTCAATAAAATGATACTCAAAGAGGAAGCCGATACGCCCCAAGTAGCGTGTACATACAAGATTTTCCGCAAAACGCATACTACTATGATGTTACAAGTGGGTGCCGAAGAAAAAGCGGCTTCTTTATATGTGGGTCATGCCGACACGCAAGTAACGGAAGAACACTATTTAGATCCGGAAGTGCTAAAAAAACGGCAGGAAGCGAAACAGTTGGAACATTTGGAAGGGCTAAAGAAATACCTTAAAAAATTGCCGGATACGCTCAAGCAATAG